AGACTGGGCTGATAGAGCGCCAGAGGTGGCAGAGATCGTAGCTGCGCCCGCAAATGAAGCCGTGCGCGACTGAATGCTTTGGGTCGTAGCGACAAAGACAGAAGTGCCTGCAAACGTGCCAGACGCGCTCGCAGTTGAACCTGTAGCCGCGCCCAAATCACCAAGCGCGAGCACGCCAATAGGCGCACCACCGACAACGCCGGAATAGGTGACAGAGCCGGAAGGTGGCGCAGAGGGTGCCGCCAGTATTGGAACGCGGACGCGGAGCGCCATGTTAGTCTCCGATCAGCGGCGGGCGGTTCTTGAACGGGTGCGCGGCGGGCAGGTTGGCGGTCAGGCCCCACTTATGGGCGAGGTAGCCTTCGACAGTCTCGCGACGGCGATTGTCCGTAGTCTCCAGCAACAGGAACTCGGTCATCGTGATGTTGGATTTCCGGTTCGGGTTATTTTGACCCGCGAGTGTGAAGCCAGTGTTCGCGGTGTTCGGCGCAGCAATGCCACTCGTGGTTGCTTCCAGCGTCCCGTTTCGCCACACGCCCCAGCCTGTCACGTTGCTCTGGAATACCATGACCTGCGCGTTGGTGTTGTTGTATGCCGTGCCGGAATTCAGGTCGTAACTATTTGTGATTGGAGCAGCGTAATACGGATACGACGCCCCGAAATTGTTAGCGTTCTTCACGTAATGCAGCGCGCCAAGGTCAGCACCACCAGAGCGGACACCAACGCTTGGATTATAACCATCGCCCGCGCCCGCGCCGCGCCGAATGAACACCCAATAGACGCCGTGCGTGGTGTTCCGCATCCGCGTGGTGGAGACGTCCAGTTGGTCGTCCGACCCGTCAAATGTGATCCCCGGCAAACCAAAGAAGCCTGTTTGGGAATACGCAGGTCGAGCGGCTGCCGTCGCCTGCGTGGCGTTCGCACCATTCCCGCTCTTGTCTCGCCACTCGCTGACACCCGTGGCAATGGTGATCGTGCTTAGGTCGGCGGCGTCCAGCCACACCGCTGGAAGCACCTGCGCAGGCGTCCAGAGTCGCCCCTGCAACCGCGCCTCATCGACAGGCGAGACGCCGCGCGGCATTAGCTGACATCCTCATTGTAAGTGCGGACGTAAAATTCATTCGCGCTCGCGGCGAACGACACGCCAGCGTTGTTCACAATCTGCAAGCGGCAGGGAAAGGGATAGAGCCGCACCATCGGGAACGTGACAACCTTCGCAGACGCGCCCGAGGCCAACGCCGCCGTGTAGTTGTCAAAGGCCCCGCCGTTCGCGTCCGGCAGGTCCGTCCCGTCGCCCGCATAGACCCGCAGCGTGACGCTGCCGCCCGTGCCCGGAGTGATTGACCCAAGCTTGACAACCACCGCCGCGTAGAGGTCACGGTTGCTGCTGTTGTCATAACTGATCAGCGATGATGCCGAGCCGTTGGCCAGCGAATTGAGCGCGGTGCCAGCGAGGTTCGACGAGCGAGACCCGGGTGAAGCCCATTTTGCGACTGCCATTATACACCTCCTCGCGCCAAACCAACGGTTCGCGCCGTCACCTCAACCCCGTTGTGTTCTGCCCACGACGGATAACTTCGAATTTCGCCAAGCCGCTTGACCGCGTCAGCTTGTGCGGCGGTGATCACGCCTTGGGTCGCCAGTGCGTCCATCTGATCGCGCACCATTTCCGACCCGGCATCCGCGCCCGCACCCTTGATGAGGAGCATCGCCCACTTCACGCGCGGTATGCTCTGGGCCAGAACCTCCAGCGCGTCGAGCACAGCCGCCCCTGCGTCCGCGCCGAGCGTCTCCATGATGAGTCCCGGCCCAATCAGTTTCGACTGGATTTTGACGATTTCTGGGAGCGTCTCGTCGGGTTCGTTGAGGATGCGTGCGACCTCCCAATCTGGAATCGCGGCATCGAACTCCGCAACTTTTTCAGCGATGATGTCAGCCATTATCTGATCTTAGCCCCCTCGATAAACAGGTTGTCGATTGTTGCGTTGTCGAGATTGATGGCCGCAGCCATTGCCGAGACGAAGGCCGACTGCCGCACCACGTTTGGCGCATATTCCCACGCAATTTCGATTTCGGGATTGGTTGCCGCCTTCACCGCCTGCTCGACTTGGCCAAGCAAGCCATTGCGAAACAGGATAGCGCGCGCCTGCCACATTTGGATTTCGACAGGCACTTGCGGGGGTGGCAATGGAACGACGGACCACATATAAGCTACCGCGCCGCCTTCAAGTATCCCGAGCATCTTCTCGCCAAGTCGGTGCGTCAAAGCATTGAACGACGGTGTGACCTCGCTAACCACGCGCCAGTCGCCTTCCGGCACAAGGGTAGGCCGCTTGAACCATTCGGTGCGGATGATCTGGCCGTTTTCGATCAGTGCGTATTCTTGAAGTTGGGTCACGGTTAGAGTGTCCTTCCTTGACGGGCAGCTATACGAGAAATGATTGTGTTCTCATCGGCAACGGATGGCACCTCAAACCGTGCAACAAATCCAGTAAAACGGCCTGCAACCGTTTCGCCCGACAACCGAGAAAAGAATCGAACAGTATCAACCGAATGCGCGCTATTGGTCGGGAATGCGCTTACTTTTGACCCTAGATCGACCTTGGTGCTTATTTCACCCGTACTGCTTAAGGCTGTGAATACGGTATCGGTGCTATAGGAGAATGCCTGACCTGCAATTGTAGGCGAGTTATTTCTCGACACGATAAAATTATTAGTGTTTTGTTGTCTGCCCGTGACAAAAGTAGTCGCGGTCTGCCAGTCTGAGTTACCAGAGGAAATCCACGATCCAAAGCCGCACCAATCCTCACTGGTGCTTTCAACTCTGAGGCCATTTGCCATCCATATACTGTTTGGCGTCTGGGGCGTGAATGCCAACGATATATCGTTCGTCGTACCGTTTATCTCCAACCACCAAAGAGATCCTGAGTTTCTTAAAATTGGGCGCTGTCCTGTAGTTGTGGCGCGTGCTATTCCACCCAATGTACCGAGATTTCGTATAGACCCTACGACATCGTTTGCCCCAACGGGCGTGCCGCTTGTGCCTGTAATCTCTTGCCACATGCTGCTTAAGTTAGTCGGATCAATAAATATAGGTGACGCTAAAAGTAGGGCGTCTAGGGACGCTCTCCGCGCCCCAAACCCGTTAAGCTGATTGACCCGCAACATCAGGCGTCATTCCCTGCGTTGGTCGTGTAGAATAGACGGACACCCAGGAGCCGAGCATCGACAGCCATCGTGTCAGAGCCGTCAGCCGGAACCCGCGCGATCTGGAATATCACGTAGTCGTTCTCGGCAGGCGTATTGCCAATCGTGACCGCGCCGCTTTCGGGGCTATCATAGAGCGCGTTCGTCGTGCCGCCTGTGTCGGTGACCTGAACCGCTGTTCCAAAGGCCGTGTCCAGCGCATTGGTGTCAGACAGGGCAACGCCTGCAAGAGACCAAACCACGCCGAAGTTAGTCGTGGTGCTTGGGTGATACCAGATCACCTCGTAAGTCACGGTGCCTTCATCCCATGATTTAGGCATAGCGATCTGAAACTGCGCGAACTCTTGCGTGGCTGGATCGAAGTCCAGCGTTGAGACGTTGATGCGGTTGGTTGCTGTTTCCAGCGAACCAAGGCTAGGCCCGTTGGTGATGCGCGGAAGCATTGCCGAGGCTGGGATGAAGATCGTTTGCTTGCCTGTAAAAACAAAGTCCGCCGCATTAGGCGCGATCCCGACAACAGCCGAGCCGCTAAGGTTCAAGAGCGAACCCGTGCTAGAGGCCAAAAGCGTGCGGGTCAGCGTCGTGCCAGATCCGCCAACCGTACCCGTTCCAGTCTCGCGATTGGTGCCGTCTTGGATGGCGTAGGACACAACTGTGCCGTCAACGACTCCTGCTTCCGCAAGTGTACGGAAACCCGCCACGGCAGAGCCAAGCGTCAAGGCGCCTGTCCCTGCCGTGTTCGTATTCTGCTGAACGAGATCGACGAGAACCGTCATGGATTAGTCTTCCGTGCCAGTCAGCGTCGAGATTTGAGGGGTGACGCCAGTTGAGATGGCAATCGATGCTGACAGAGCGCCGCGATACAGAAGCACGCCAGCGCCAGAAGATGCGGTGCCTATGCCGAAGTGAGTGGCCGTCGCGGTGCCGCCCGTGCAAGCGCCGAAGCTGGTTGGCTGAGTTGCTGGCGACACGCTATTGCCAGTCACCGTGAATCCGCCCGCGCCCGATGCGCGGTTGATCGCTACGCGAGCGTAACCAGTGTAGGCTACTTCAGAGGTATTTTGCGCGCCTGCCTCGCCGGGGTCGGCAGTGTGCAAGGACAGGAACAATTGACCCGCAGTAGTTGATCCGCGAAGGCCAGTGACGTCACCAACGTTGGCGGCGTTTACATTGTTAAAAAGCAATTGCAGGAGGGCATTTTCCCAGCTGTCAGTCTTTGCAGTCATTTCATTTACTCCTTAGGTGTCGAGGTTGATTCCGCCGAGACCCGTCACACGACCGCGCCCGACAATGATTTGAAGCGAGCCTTCACGAAGCTCGATTTCTGCGTCCATCCGTTGCCCAGCCAAGATTAACCGACTTTCGGAGGGTGTGAGATCAAGGGCGGCTTGCCCTGTAGGCGCGTCGACGATCCGAAGCGCCTTTGTGATTGTTGCCGTCCCTGCGCCGATAAAAGCCGTCACCGTGCAGCCCGTCAGGTTCTTGCGCGTGGTGCCAGTCTCAGTGGTGAAGATGTTGAATAGGATGGATTGGTCTGCGCCGCGCTCGACCGTGAAGGAGCAATCTTTCATGACGCGAGCCCCAATAGATGTTTCAGGCGCGAGATGCCGTCAGCCAGGAAGAAGCCGATCACGGCAGCGGCACCAATCAAGACGCCTTGGCCAGACTTCAAAGCCATCTCTAGGCTCGTGATCCGCGCCTCCAGTGCTTTGGTTGCCTCTTGTGCGGCCTCGTGCGCGATTGACTTTAACTCGCTCTCAGTCAGGCGGATGGTGCGGGGGCGTGAAGGCTCACTCATTTGGGTCTACTCCGGCAATTGCGAAGGCTTGAGGGGAAGGCGGTAGGCTGGCCTGAACCTCAAGCGCGTCTTGCGCGAGGCCGTGAAACTGATAAGCGCGGATCATCTTGCAGCAGTCGCGCAGGGTCTCAGTCTCGAACGAGATCAAGTCAGTGCGAGCGCGCAGGTCTTGAAACGCCGCGCAGATGACCATGACCGGCGAGGCGTGCGCAGTCGCGGCCTGCAAGCCTTCGGTGCCACGCGGCCCCCATGCAATCGTCTCAATCTGGTTTCTAAGGTCGGTTAGATTCATAACGGCCTCTAGGTTGGTTGCTGATTGACGACGAGTTGACCTGTCGCCGTGGTGATAGAGCCAGATCCAGAAGTGCGGCGCGCTTCGATTGCCCAAGTCGCCGTTCCAGAAGCCGCGCTGTAGAAGCCTGCGAATTGAGCGATTTCGCTTGCCCAATCGGGCGTAACTAGGCCCGTGCTGTCGATGCCTTGAAACGACGAACCCTCGGCAAGCATGACCCCTGCCCGAGTGAGGCGCAGTTGAAAGTCGGTCGACGTGCCAGAAGCGCCTGTGGGCTCGTACGAGCTCGAAATCTCAGCAACACCAGTTGGCGCGCTGGCTAGACTGACAGACAAGACCTCGGAATAAGTGCCGCTCGCGATCCCGTTTGCAGAGTTGTCAATCGCAATCTTTCCGCCGCCACCGCCGCCGACTGTGATGGTGTTCTTTGCAATGGAGACGACAAGATCAAGCGTCACGCCATCGCGGACAGAGCGAACGGTAAAGACTGAAACCCCCGTCGCAACAGCGGTGATATTGACCCCGCCATTCGTGATTGCGCCAAGGGTGATGTTGACCGGGCTGACAATTGACCAAGTGGTTGAGGTGGAAACGTCTGTCGCGCCGCGCTTGCGAATGAATTGAAGCGTGCGCGGTACTTGGCTGGATGGATCAAGCGCGCCCGCAGCATCTACATCAAAAGAGACAGAAGCCGGACCCTCTAAGACTGGAACGGCACCCGCCGTCACGTCCGCCCCAACCTCAATGCCCCCCAGCTTGCCGCCCTCAGTTGGATTTAGCCCTGTCAGATTGTTTGCCGTCGCGCCCGTGCCTTGGTTAACAATTGCCGCCGCTGTGTTTGAGCCGGTAATGTCTGCGCCATCGTCGCCGAATGGGCCTTGGGTGAACGCGGGGTGAACCGTGGTGCTTGCCGTGACCGCCGTGATCTGGCCTTCGTAAAGAGCCAAGAAACCAGCGCCGCCATTGGTGTTGGTCGAGATTAGGAATACGTTGGCAAAGGCCGCGCCCGCTGGAGCTGTCGCAAAGAACTGTCGCAACGTCCCAAGTGGCGAAGTGCCCGTGACGGTATCCGAGAACGAGAAGCCAAGAGATGCCGAGTTGTCATCGTTGCGCCAGTCGATTGCTAAAACGGAACTCTGAATTGGCCCGCTTGTTTCGGTGCGCGCTTGGATTGAATAGCGTTGCGATGGCTTGACCCGAGCCAAGCCTTGCGCATTCGTGCCAAGGTAGGTCGTGCTGCCATTCGTGCTAGAGGTGAAATCTGTCTTGACTAGCCGGATGCCAGAGAACGCCAAGAGATAAGTCGGGTTGACGATACTTGCGCCGCCTGTTGCAAACGACTGATACCCCCGCGTGCCGCGTTCCATGAGTGAATAGCGGAACAGATTGCCGTCAGATGGCACCAAGCTATTCAGGATCGGAGCGCCGCCCGGACCCGCACCAGCCTCGCCTGCGACGAATGTGCCTGTTGAAACAGTGCCAAGCGATGTCCAAGCCGATTCCTTGCCTGTGACCGAGATATAACTGACCTCAAGATCGTAGGACGTGTTCGGCGTCACCGTGTCGATCTCGATGCGCGTTGCATCCCGATTGGCCGGCGCGAGATTGTTCCAAGGCCCGGGCCCTGTCGTAACGCGATAACGGATAAGAACCGCTGCGACTCGGAAGCTCTCGACCGCACCCGTCACGCGAATGATCGGCAGAGAGGTGTCGCCGCTCGTAATCTGGGCGACCGCAGCGGTCCAAACGCCAGAGGTCGGGCTGTCAATCGTGCCGTCGGACAGTCCTGGCAGTGATGTGTCTGGCACCGTGATGGTCACGCCAGTCGCATAGGAGTGCTTGCTGTCAGTCTCGGAGCGGAACGAGCAAGTGATCGCGCCATCGGTCCCGATCTGGCGACCCTCCATGATCATCTTGACGCCCGAGAAGCCACGGGCAGGCGCGTCTATCGTGACGGCTTCACCGGGGCCGACTGCCAAGATGCGAGGGTGAATAGGCCCGCGCAACAGGATACGCTCGCGAGATTGCACCATCTGATAGGCGGCGAGCTGGCCTGCCTGAGTGGATGATACCACGAGGGGGAAGTTGATTTCGGCAATTCGCGAGCCGCCGTCTTCGGTGACATAGGAGGTCGCCGTGACAAGCGATCCTGCGACCGTTTCCCATCCATGCGCCTCGGAACGGAAACGCGGCACAATCCCATTCGCGCGGTCTCGGATTTCGGGCGAGGTCTGGACTTCGATGTCACCAACGAAATCAGCCTCGGTCAGCGTCATGATGGACGTTTTGACCGACTGGTAGAACACCGAATCCTTGCCACCCTTTTGGATTGGAACGGCGGCACCTGCCTGACAGAACGCGCGCGACACGGCCTCACGATCTTCGTTCAGGTCAATCTCGCCGGACACCTTCCAGCCCAAGGATTCGCAGCGGTTTGCCCATGCGGCATAAGTCGCGGTGTCAAGCTGATCGACCGACTTTTGAAAACCGCCAAGATCGACCGAGCCGTAACCGACTGGCGACTTAAACCCGAGCCGCCACGAGTATTCCCAGACCGCCGGATTGTCTCGATGCGCTGAGCCCGCAGTCGTGCCAGTGCGCGGGTCAATTAGATCGGTCTGACCCTTGACCAAGAATAAAGGTTGCGGCTTGCCCTTGGTGAATACCTTGGGATTCTCGCGCGCCACCCATAGGACGTGGGCAATACCCGCGCCACGATGCGATGAGGTCCATTGCCCCTGCGGTGTCTCGCTAGCATTTCGCAGCGGGAAAGACGTGATGGCCGATTGAGCCCATGCGCCATTCCTGAAGAATACCTGCATGTCATTGGGCGCATAGCTGCACTGGCCGTTCCCGTTGATCGTGTAAGTCACACGGTCGATCACCACGCCATCAAGGCTTTCAATTGGTCCAGCACCACCAAGCGCGACAGTCTGCCAGAACCAATCCTTATACTTGCCGACTTGGAAGTTGGCCCGCAGCGATCCAGAGACAGCCGTGCGACCAACAAGCAACTTACGCCGCGCCGAGGCGTCGACCGTGAGGCGACCTTGCTCCCATGCACCCCTGAGGCTTGGCTGTTTCTGGCCGACACCTAGAGCCGATGCGACCGACTGCACCCCGCCAATAACTTGAGACGCGACCTGCGCGTAACCCGCAACCGTGGCAATCGTGCTGGCGATACCTGCCGAAACACCCGCCGCCGTCAAACTCGCTGCAATCGTGACAGAAGCCGCCGCTGCTGCGCTAGAAAAAGCCGTCCATGCTGCAACCGCTAACTGAGGCATTAGAAAAGCCTCCAAGCGGCCAGACAGAGGCTTCTGCCCGTTTGTTGGTCCACATGCCCGAGCGCTTGGAAATAGGGCTGTACGCCTTCGGGAGCGGCTGCAATCAACACGCGGCCATCATTGAGCATGATACCGAGCCCGCCAGCAAGCGAGCCTTCCCCTGGCACCATGATGACGTCGCCGTAATTGGCAAACATTGGCGTCTCTAGGCGTGTTCCTAGAAGGTCATCACAGGCCTGATCTAAGTCGTTGTAGCCAAGTTTCCGAAGCGCACGAATAGCGCCTGCCTCGGTCGAGTATTTAGCCCCACCCTTGAAACTAATCGGTGCGCCAATCTCGGCCCGCATAGCCATGACCAAATGCGCGCAATCGTCGGACCCCAACTTGAAGGGGCGACCGATCCACTCTTGCGCGATCTTGTCTGTGGCGATTTCTTGAGGCGTCATAGCCTCATATTATGCGAGCTTATAGCGCTGCGAATTGGTCGCCAAAATTGCCGAAGCCACCTGACACGCTTGGATTCGTGAAGGTGGGAATAGATGGCGTTGGCGAAACAGCCGCCGTGCCTGCCGCATATTGGTCGAACAAGTCAGCCGGATCAAAGCGTGTCTGATCGTATGTCAGCCCGCCACTTGGCAAGAACCTGCGCTCTGAGTGGGATACGCACAGGATTTCGGCAATCTCAGGCCCCCAACGCTGACTTACCGACGAGACCTGGCCATTTATGATCAGCGGCTCTGCGTCGATAATAGTGGCGGCCGTCAGGCTTCTAAGCCCGCGCCAGATGTCTACGCGCGAGGTCTGATAATCAGGATGCACGCTCGCGGTCTGTAGGGTGGGGGTTAGCGCGCCCGTGACCCGACACGTCACCGCAGGCGCGTCTATGCCCTCTTGCACGCCCTCTGCGTCCATGATGACGCCCCAAGCCGTGTCATCGCCGCCCAGATAGGTCTCTGAGTTGAACACAAGCGATCCGGGCGAGGTCATCAGGCGCATAGTCCCGGTCGGCCAAACGATCTTAATCAGCCAGACCTCAGACTGGAACTGCTCAGCTAAACCATTATCTAAGGCAACAGAGGTCACGCCAGCTCCTTAATGCGGAACACCATGCCGTCTTGAACCCCGCGCGACTCGATTTCTTCAAGGATCGCCTCGGCGTTTTCGAGATAGCCCTGCAGGGTGACGCTATTGTAAGAGATCACGTCGCCAGCTTGGAACGTGACCCGAGGCGCGTTCGCCATAGCGAAGGTGTTTCCACCCGTCAGCGGCCCAGTTGTGGGTACCAGATAAGGCCTACCCGCGCGCACGATAGACACGCGCTTACCCTCTGCCCATGTGCCAGACCATCCCGACATAGTGACGTTGACGCCGGACACGCTGGAAACCGTTAGCCCGCCGCCTGTGTAGCCCGTCGCCTGATCTGGGACACGCACCACGACTTCATTGTTGCGGGCTAGAGCAATCTCGCCAGCCAGTTTCAGGCTTTCAGCCCTAGACAGCGCGCCCATGGTGATTTCGATGCCATGCAGGGGAGGCACACCAAGACGAACCGAAGCGCCAGACAAGCCCGTGAGTGTCTTCATAGGCGGATGCTGAAACACCTTGAAGCGATTAAACCTCGCCGGAATCGAGAGCACAAAGGCTGGCATTACCACATCCTATTACGATTGGCGCGGCCCATATCTACAGGGACTTGCGCGCGACTTGCTTGAAACGATTGAACACCGACACCCGATGACAGTTTCAGGACTCGGCTGTCAAGTAATTCATTCCCTAGGAAGTTATTCAAGGTCATCGTGCCGCCACTTGAAGGCGCTGCAGGTGTGGCAAATGTCGGCATTTTGCTCTTAGAGAAGATCGAGGCAATAGACGATATAGCGCCAAGAACGCCGCCACCCTTCGTGCCTGCGCCAAACGACTTGGGAAACAATTGCGCGGCGATACCAGCAAGCGATTCAACCGCCCCGGCTACATCGCCTTGCTTCGACTTGATCCCAATCGCCAAGCCCTCGCCGATCATTTCGCCGTAATTCATGAACACGCGCGAAGGCGACTTAATCCCCAGGGCGTCTTTTGCGGCCTGCGCTGTGTCGCGTGCCAGTTTTGCCGCCGCGTTTGCCGCCGCCTGTACGCGGCCAGAGATACCCGCGACAAGGCCGTCAACGATCTGCGAGCCGATCTTTTGGAACTCGGCAACGATGCGCCCGAACGAAGTCACGATTGAGCTATAGAGATTGCCGACAGCCGCCATGGTGTCCGCGACGAACTTAGTCATGGCGCCCCATGCAGAACCTACAGCCGTGCCGAAATCCATGGTCGCTGTGATCGCGCTTGCCATGGCCACGGTCGCCCACTGCCCGATTGCGAATGATGCCTTGTCGATTGTCAGCTTGGCGTTTGCAGTCTTGGCGATCAGGTCTTCGTCCATGACTAGGCCAAGCTCGCGCATTTTGACGCGCTGGGCCTCCATTGCAGCAGAACCAGCGCCCAAAACCTCGACCATATCTTTGCCGGCCGATTTTCCAAACAACTCCATGGACAGGCGCGCACGTTCGGCAGGGTCTTGGATGTTCTCGATAGCCTTGACGACGGCGTAAAAGGTTTGCTCGCTGCCCTTGATTTGGCCTGATGTGATGTCGCCAGCAATGCCAAGTTGCTTGAAGGCGTCGGCTGCAGGGCCCTTGCCCGACATGGTGAACTCGCCAAGCCTTTGGTTTAGCTGATCCAGCGCGTTCGTCATCAGCGCAGGAGATCCACCCGCAGCCACAAACACGCCTTGAAGCTCCTGAACCGCAGTCGTTGAGACACCCAAGCGCTGAGCAAGGTCCCCAAGGTCGTCAGCGGCCTCTAGGGTGGCTTGTGCGAACTGGCCGACCGCTTGCACGCCCTCGACCGCAAAGCCAGCCACAAGCCCGCCAATCGCGCCCGTGACTAGAGGCCCGATCTTGCTAAGTGAGCCGCCGATCTTGCCCGTGCTTTTTTCGATGTCGGAAGTCATGCGACCGACCGAAGCATTTACCCGGTCAGCGGCATCGTTGAGACCGTCTAGGTCGCCTGTAATTTGAACCGTGAGCCGTTCTAGCACGCCATCGCTAATCATGTTCCAGCGCCTTTCTCTTGGCTTCTACGGCCTCCCATTGTGCGAACAGGTCGTCCACGTCTTCTTTCGTCATGTTCGGATATGGCTTGTGGCCTTCCGATAACAGTAGCCACTCCTTCATTCGGAGCGACCAAAACTCGACAGGGCTAAGCCCGAACTCTCTTACGCCAAGCCAGAACCATCTTGCCCATGGGGTAGGGACGGGCGCGAGTCTGCCTTACTAGGCGAGCCCTCCTTTTCAGCGGGGAACAGCTCTTGAATTGCCGCGCCAATGTCGTTCACGTCAAAGCGAACCAGCCGGAACTCGTCCAAGGTCGTTGGCTTCTCGAACTGGCAGAGGCAATAAACCAGTTTCAAAAGGTCGTTCATGGATGGGTGCAAGGTATTGCCATGCTCATCCACACCAGTCTTGAACTTGGCGAGCGCGTCGACATAAGAGCGAACGCCGAACTCGGTCTCAAGCTGGGCAAGCGCGCCCATAGTCAAGGCGAGAACAAAGGTCTGATCCTTGTCCCGGCCACCCTTTAGAATTACATCGCCGCGAGCGTTCATTTGTGGCCTATTAGATTGTCGTGAATGTGATTGCGCCGTTGCTTTGCGCGCTCATGGAGTAAGCCACAGCATCGCTATGATCCGACGAAAACTCAGCCGAGGTGATCTTGAATAGGCCCTCGAAGGTTCCCATGGTCGGAATAAAAAGCTGGAATTTGACCTCAGCACTTGCCGAGTTCACGATTGTCAAGAGGCGATCATTAGCCGTGCCGTCTTTCAGTACGCCGTCGCCGCTGAAATCAATCGACTTTGCAGCAAGAGCACCCGTCAAAAACTCACGCCAGCGGCCAGTCGAGTCCGAGTTGGTGGTCTCGATTGGCTCGTTATTGATCGTGAAACTCTTCGTGCGAAGCCCGCCCAATTCGATATAGGTGTTAGCGGTCGCGGTTTCGATACGAAGCGCCATAAGCGCGCCTGCTACTGCACCTGCTGACATTGGTTATAGCCTCTCAAGTTTGGCACGGTATCGACAGATAACGCGCCGTGTTTTGCCGTCAGGGTCGCGAATATGGCCCCTGTCACGCTCATAGTTAAGCACAGCGCGGTGCCCTGCGGATTGCGGCAACACCACGCGATTGAGCCGAGAATAGGCCTCCTCAGCGATTGTGTCGGCCTCAAGCCACCCGTCTTGCTGCGACCAAATGTTTAGGGTCAGCGATACTTCCGTGTCGCCTTCACCTGCCGCCGTGCCGGATTGGTCTAGCGCCTCGCCACCATCGAACGAAATAAACGGATAGGCCGCACGATCTGGCACAAAGTCATAGATGCGCCCGCCAGCAACAGGAGTCGCAGCGGCGAGCGCGTCAAGAACCATCTTCTGAAATGCTAGTGCTGCGCCTGCCATTATGCCGCCCTCGCCAATGTGGCCTTGAATATCGCCAAGCCTTTGTCTGCGGTTTCGTCTAACGCTGGCACCAAGAACGGACGCGGCTTGATGTGGCGTGTTCCCAATTCCAGATGCACGGCGTAGGCGGCACCGGCAAACACGTCAGCAACCAAGGAACTGGCCTCGACATTCCAGCCGATAGAGCCCGCAAGATTGCCTGTGTCTGTGGCTGGCGCTTGTCCAGGGGCTGAGGCTTGGTGCGTTACCGTGCCTTTCGCATAGGTGCGGCCAGTCTTAGGCCCTTTCTGTATGGCCTTCACTGCATGGTTTCGAACCAGCATGGCCCATGCTTCTAGGCCTGCAGCGGTCGCGGTCTCGTATTTTTTCGCCTTGCGGACAAGGGCCTGCTCTAGCTTACGGCCCCCGATCACGCGCGCACGAACCGCGCTCATGCCTCACCTGCCTGCACGACACGCGCGCGCACCTCTAAGAAGCGCTTGGCGCCGGGTAAAATAGTTGCGGCCTCGATCTCGTGAGCGACACCACGCCATGTCAGCCGGTCGCCTTGCCGCATGTCTGGCCCGTGGCGAAACTCAAATAGAACCGCCTCTTGCTCGCGCAGACCATCAGCGAAAAACACCGCGCGTCCCGTCATGGGCTTAGCCTCGCCAAAATAGGTGCCAATGTTTGTCCAAGCCTTCGACCATCCACCAAAGCCATCAGCGGCTTGCACCTTGCGGCTTAGCGTGATCCTGTCTCGAAGCTGGCCAGTCCTGCTCATGCCAAGCGCCTTGCCATGTAAGGCGACAAGAGCTGGTTGACGCCGAGCGATACCTCAGCCGAGATTGTGCCGACGATGACAGCCTCTCGGTTTTCATACCAGTGCGATATAAGCATAAGGATCGCCTGCTTCATGTCGTCTGGAATATCTGTCAGCCCCGCCGTGTAGCTGATCCGAATCGTCTCACCACGACCAAGAACGATAGACGACGCGCGCTCAATCCGGGCAGGCCTTGCGGTTAGGTCGACATCGAAGTCATCGGCGACACTCACGGTCGAGGTGCCGACTAGCTGGATCGCAGTCACCGCCGTTACAGGCCAGTGAGGCAATCGCAGCACCTCGGAAATCTTTTTGTAATCTTTTTGTAAACTTTCGGAAGTTGTGAGCCAGCCAGTGATTTGCTCGACGTGGCGAATCGCTGCGGTCAACATCTTGGCGACCAAATCATCGTCATAGGTTAGGTCGATCCGGCAGTGCGTGCGAACCTCGTCAATGGTGATTGGCATGACCTATCCTCTCAAATAAAAAAGGGGCAGGCGATAAAGCCCGCCCCTCTTGGCTTGGTGTCCGCTAGACTTAGACGGCGACCTGAAGCGCCTTGATGGCTTCGTGCTTCTTGGTGATGCCGAACACCCGCTTGCGTGCCATGAAGATGACGTAGCCGGTTTCACGGAACGGGTTGCGGGTCACGCTCATGCCGACGCGGTCGACGATGATGTAAGCCGAACGCATGTCGCCGAACAGGATCGGACGGGCGTTTGCTGCGACCGATGCCAAGCCGTCGTCGATATAGACGGGGAAGCCCAGCAAGGTCGAAGGACCAACGCCACCCAAGCCATTTGACTGAGACGCGCGCCAGATGTAGTTGCCCGTAGTGTCCTTCACATTCATGTGAGCCGCCAAAGTGGTGCGGTTCATCATGAAGGAAGCGTTCGGGGTGTACTGTGGCTTTAGGACGTTGATCAGGTTGACGATCTGATCGTATGGGTTAGCCGACAAAGCTGCGGCGACACCCGTACGAATCTGGCCAATCGTGCCCGCGGTAACGTCTGCGGTCAGGTCGGCGGTGTGGCTGGTGAAGGTTTCAGCCATGACGCCGCGCGGCTGGTTCGTGCCCGTGCCGTTGATGTAGACCGCACCTTCTTGGAAGGCGAACAGATCTGCAATTTCCTCGGCCATGAACTGCTCGACGTTGATCACCGCGTCTTCAATGAACCAGTTCGACACGCGAGGCTCTGCATAGAGTTCGCCGCCGATTGGTTTGATTTCACGAAAGTCAGGGGTGTTGGTCTTTGGACGTGCAGTCGTTTCACCAACCCAACCCGAGCTTGCGCCCAAGTCATTCACCGGGATGCGAATGTCAGAGGTGCCGGACTGGATCACGGTGGAGAGCTGACGCATTGGCGACACCACGCGCAAAGCACGCTCGACAGCCAGCACGATTGCAGGAGAGGCCAAGAAGCCACCGGCTGCGCCCGTGCCGATCAAGCCGTCAGCCGCACGTTGCTGCAACAAGGCCTTGTCTTCTGCGCTGACTGCATCGCCTTGACGCACCCAACGACCGAACGCCTCAGTATAGGCGCGGCTTTCCATTTCCTTGCCTTCTTCGACGCCAGCCTTAATGGCTTCGGCACGCTTCAGAGACTTTTCGATCTCTTCTTGGCGCTTCAAGGTGTCGGCAATAGCGGCTTCAAGGCGCTTCTCCTGATCGTTCAGGACGCCGTCATACTTTTCAACCAATGCGTCATGGTTCGAGCGCAATTCGGTGACTACTTTGTTTACGCTCTCAAGCGCGTCTTTCAAAGCTACTTCGGTCATATCAAGACCCTTTCAAGATTTTGTTCGACCACTCAATGATAGAGCGGACAGTTTCGGGGGGGATTTGCTCGCCTTCATCCCGAAGTTGCTGAGCGTTTTCAGGTGCCGGATCATCCCGATCATCAGCGGCCTTGAAACCAGTTGCGGCGATGGCTTTTGCAGCCCGCGCGCTGAATCCTAAATGGTTCTGCAGTGCGTCTTCGAAGTCGCGCACCGTCACGATCTGGGCGCGCAATTCTTCGGACCTTAACGACGCCTTAGCCTTCGAATTAGATGGCCGCGTCACCATGGAGACCTCGATCAGGTCAACGTCATCGAACCGCATAACCTTACCGTCTTCGCGCCACTTGCGGGGGATAAAGCCGATTGACAGGCCCTTGATTGCGCCCATTTCGAATAGCTGCGCGGTGTGATCGCCAAGGCCGGACTTTGCCAGCCGCCCTGAAACCTTGAGGCCCTTGTCATCCTCTGACAGCATTTCCCACACGCCCATAGGCATAGACATGTCGTGCTGCATGTAGAGGCCGGGAGACTCGCCGCGCTTTTTCCAGTCGCCAAGAGAACGGGCAAATGCGCCCCTCTCAACGCTCGTGCCATGGCTATCGACGACGCCGAAAACAGACGCATAGCCCTCGATCACGCCTTCAATCGTGCGGGCTTCGGTCAGCGGTGCAAAGCGGTGTTGTAATTCCATACCCCAATCATAAGCGGGGATTTATAGGTGCGGATTGCCTAGAAATTGGCGCTGGAATCGTCGCTAAGAACAGGCTCAATCAACAGCGTGCACCGGCAATTGATTACCTCTGCACCCGGCCCGCGTGGATCTCCTGGACGAGACAGAATGGCACCACCAACGTCAAAACCTTCGCCCTCTTTTGTGGTCTGCCCATCAGCCGCGACATGGCTTGGCCGCGTGCGTTCATCCTCTGCCGCGCACCAAGTGAGCTCGTATTCGATGCCAGATGCTTGAGCCGCCTCACTCAGCGCCATGTTTTGCGCCGCGCCTATTTCGGTGCGGGCAATCGTTCTCGCGCGTGATCGACCAATAGAGCCCGATAGCTTTTCGAGAATCCTTCGCTTGCCGCCCTCTTGCCCTTCGCCAAGCGCTGCAGCGTCGGCAATCGCCTTGGTGACAATGCGCTGAGACTCCCGCGCGATCTGTCTAGCGCGCTCTCGTGCAAATTGGCGCACCCAGTCAGACACGCGAACCAGCCAGCTAATTCGGGCGGCATCGGCATCAGCGCGCGCTTGTTTCCCCTGAAGCATGGCTTGAGCAGTCGGGTAGGTCGCGTTCGCCGTGTCGTTATAGGACGCCGCTATGATGTTCTCGACCGCGCGGAAATGTCGGCCGGCATCCCAGCTATCAGCCGCCCTAGCAAACTCACGCACCAATGCAGCCCGCGCCTTACTCTCAGCCCGCGAGCTGACACGCCGCAGTTGTCGGTTCCATTTGGCGCGTTGTGCTGGGCTAGCCTTGGTCATCTTCTGGATCGTCTTCGGGGTCATCCTCGGTCTGGGCAGGTCCATAAGCCTGCTCGCCTGCCTGATCTGGTGCCATGCCCGCCGTATCGATCAGGTCTTGCAGCGTCGTTAAACCAGCGGCGACAAGCACCTGCTTCCCGAGCCCGCCTTCCAATTCAGGGTAGCCGACAGCATCGCGCTTCTCGTCTATCGTCAGGAAGTCAGCGGTCTTGACGGTCTCGAATCTCTGCGCGCGTTCAGCCTCGGCAATCGGTGCTTCGTCATAGTCAGGCACGATCACGGCCCCACGATGCAAAGGCTGCACCCATCGCGTTATGCGGCCCGTGATCTTGCGAAGAAGCGGCTTAACCGTCTGCCGCCAGAGTGCGATGTTGGCCTCGGCAAAGTTGGCGTAGGTGTTGTCACCAGGTAGGCCTAGAAGCAGAGGCGGCACACCAAGCGCTAGGGCAATCTCGCGTGAGGCTGTAGAGCGCGCTTCTGCCGTGCCCATCTCCATAGGCGTCAGGCTCATAGGCACCCAAGCAAGCCCACCTTCTAGCAGCATTGGACGGCCGGCATTGGCAACGCCTGCATGTGTTTCGTCTAATTCTTGCCTTACCCGGTCGAACTGCTCTGCCGTCAAGGTGGAGGGAACGTTCGGGTCTTTTGGCGCATAAACCAGCGCGCCAGATGGACGTGCGGCATTTTTCAGGAGCGCGCGGGCAAAGTCACCGACGCCGTTATGCTCCATGATCGCAGACGCAGCGGCCAACATAGGCGAGTGACCGCGCCATGCGTCGGTCGGGTGCCATGTCTTGATGTGGCAAACTTGGCACCATGCCTGAGGCCCGAATACGCCGGGGAGCGGGTTTTCGTAAACCTTCTTACCGCCGCCTGCATCAAACTCATAGCGCGATACAGACCCGTCAACAGCGGGCACGACCTTGACGAAATCAGGCCGCATGTAAGCCATTTCGACAAGCTGGCCGCGTACCTCCATGCCTTCGACAAACGCCTCGCCAGCCAGCATCATCGACCCGATAATCGCCTCGACCAAATCAGCGTGCGCCATGGAATCGCTAGGCTGCATCAAGGTCATAGCTAGGCGGTCGTTGGATTCGTCCAGGTCTCGGTCGTTCAGCATCCACGGGGTTGAAGCCGCCATCTGCGAGATTAGCTGAATACACCGATAGACAATCGGGTTTTTCGAATAGGCATTCCTGACGAAATCGTCATAGTTGATCAAGGCCCAAACGGTCTGGCCGACTACGGTAACGGCGAGCACACGCTGACTGTCAGTCGCGCGCGTTTCGGGCGGTGCGGATTTCTGCCAAGGCCATTTCATGCTTGCAGTTTACCCCCGACTTATAGGCGGCGAATTGAAGGTTCGGGCGCTGTAGGTCCGAGCATGAGATCGGTTAGGGCCCAGACTAGAGCGTCCATGCGGTTAGGTGATTTAGACCCCTGATAGCCTGCAGGCGTCGTCATGGTCATTTCCTCTTCCATCTGCGGAAATGCCTCACGGTGCATCACGCGATTAGCGTCATAGAGCGCCGCGATAGGTTCTGCCCGGACTGACTTGCCACGAGACGCCACGACCATCTTGACGCGGGCAGTAACGCCGCCGGTTCGCAGCGTGCTTTTCACCATGTCGCCGCCGTAGTTGGACTCTGCCACGACGCAATCGGCTTGGAATATCTGGCACGCCTTACCGACCTGTGTCGCCCATGCGAGCGGGCTTGTGGCCTTGCAGGTCATGTCTGCCAGCACGATTGCCTTATCGACCATGAGCCCAGCCACGACGATGCCGACGTCATCACCGCCGCCTGATGGGTCAACGCCAACGACAACACGGGTTAGCTGCGACATGTCGGCACGCTGACCGACGCGCCACGCCTGATCTAGGGTTTCGCGTTGCCAAATGGCATTGTCGATGGATGGCATGTACTCGCCACCCCAAATCCAGTCAGCTCGTGCGCGCCCTTTGGCATAGTCGAGGTCTTTCACCTCCTTGAGCCCGTCTGGAAAGTGCGGGTTATCCTTCCATGACGTGCGCGCGACAATGGCTTTAGGCGGCTTCACAGGCCCGCGAAAGTATTGGTCAATCGGTGCGTCTGCGGTCGATGGATTCCAGAGCGCCCACAACTCAGAGCGAGGTGTCCGCATGATCGTCGGAATAAGCACGTCAAGGCTGCGCTGCTTGACCTCTGTGGCTTCTTCAAGGACGGTTAGGTCTATCCCCTCCATGGACTTGATGCCTTCGGGTTTGTTGCCCTTCCACAGGCCCTTAAACATGATCTTCTGACCGTCACGGCCAACGAACGCGCTATTCACCTCGCTGAAATAGTCATTCAACAAGCCGTAGTGATCTAGCCTGGATTTGACCAACTCAAAGCTGGATTCCTCCAAGTTGGCCTGCACCTCACGCGCAAACACGACCCGCAGCTTGGGAAGGGTTGCGGCATGGAAAATCGCCGCGTTCGCAAACTCCCAAGACTTAGCCGATCCGCGCCCACCATAGGACGTACGAAACCGCCTAGACCCAAGCGGCTTGGATGGGTCAGTCAGGAAGCGATAGGCCGGGAGCGGTTCAAACCTCATTCCCCACTATCGTAGCCTTCTTCTGGCTTGTGATTGGCTGGCAGCACGTATTCGATCTTTAGCGGCCCGCCATCTGGGCTTGAGTGTTCGTTCTGGATGCGCTCGCCGTAACGCTTCGGGTCCCACTTCGCCAGCAGTTTGAGGCGCGTTTCGACCCGCAGTTTAGAGCGGCTAATCCACTCGCTGTTGCAAATCTCGGCACCGTCTTTCGTGGTCTTGGTATCCCGGCTTGTCTCGTCTGCAATCTCCAAGCACTCGAGGGCGATTGCGTCAAAGCCATCCTCCCTCGCGCGCGCGTACGCGATGCCCAAAGTTTCGTCGTCCTTGCACCAATTGCGCCACGTCTCGGCATTGCAGAGGAAGTCATCACGGCAAATTGCGGCAAGGGGTTCACCCTTGGCGAGGCGTTCTAAAATCTCTTTTGCGATCTTTTCGCGTGCCTCAGCCGAATAGGCGTTCATCGCTGCACCTGCCTCAAAGCCCTAGACACCGCCATCTTGGAAACACCCGAGAGAGCGGCAATTCGATCTTGTGTGAATATACGCCGCCCAGCGGGTGACGTGAATTGGTAGAGCGCTTGCCATGCCTCGTGCCTCATAAACGGCCTACAGGCGCGAGAAATCAATTTACGGGGGGTTGTATCATATTTGGCCGCTAATGCCGCCAGAGCCTTATCTGCGCCCCACGGCAAGGGTGTGTCGTTGGTGGGGGTAGGTCGCGCGCCTAGTAGGTCGTCTGAATTGGTCGTCAGAAGCAGGTTCAGCGTCGTCTCGCATGGGGCAGGCGGGTTGAGTGCGCGCGTCGTGATTTGGTCTAGCCATTGGTCGATCTGTTCATGGTCGCGAATGGATTCCACCAGTTTGAGCATGTGCGTGACAGATGCCCGGTCGCGCTTCATGTGATCGGCAATGGTTTGGTCTGACATGCCGCACTCGGTTGAGGCGAGATAGGCGGTCACCGCACGGGCTCGGGTAGTCAAAGCGCCACCCCGCTTCGGCCCCATGATTTGATCTGGCGGCACGTTGAGCGTTTTGTGCACCACGGCGAGACAGAGATCGATTTGCATGTTTCGCGGTCCTTGGTTGGCCCGTCGAAGGTTTGCCCATCAACGCGGCTAGTGGGATTTGCGGGGGTTGGCAAGGTTAGGCGATCATTTTTCGGGCTTCTGCTTCTGTCATGCCGACCCGATCTTCTGGCCAAGCGAATGAGGGTGAGGCGTCACGGGTTTGGATCATGCCGCGCAGGAGGTCGACGTCGACTGGCTTGGACCGACGAACGACTTGCTCCAGCCATTGGTCGGCCTTTTCCTTGAGCCAGACTTGCAAGCCGGATTGGTAGGCCCCGTCATCGCGCTTGGCGTCGAGGTCGGTTGCCAGATAGCGCAGGTAGGCCGCGAGCAATCGATCTTCCCCGTGTTGCTTTGAGAGCCGTTGCCAGAGTGACCATGCCGTCGCTTTTTTTAGTCTTGAACGGCCTAGCTTGGACTGTGCCGCAACTGCTTGTTTGAAGGCGCTTTCGGATGGTGTTTTGGCGGGTGGCAGCTCGTCGGTTTTCGACTGTTCTTTCTTTTTTTCTAACTGTAACTCTAAATAGCATTGCGTTTCGGATGCGTTCGCAATGCGTTCGCATGAACCGTCATTTGATTTTGTTTCGTTTTTTGACCATCGTTCATTAGCACTAGCTGAGGCACTATCTCTTTTTTTGCTTCTTTTTTCGAGCTCAATCTGCGCTCTTTCGTTCGTAATCAGCCCATCTTTTACGATGAGCTTCTTTGCCGCACATAATCCGATGACCGTGGCCGTAAACGTGCTTTTTGAGCAATTCATACGCCGCGCCAGACGCGCATGGTCTGCCTTAATTGGCCCACCCAGATCGTAAATCATCGCCAGAATGTTGATGTAGATTCCAGCCTCAACTGGCGTCATGTCTGCCACGCCAGTGAGCCAGTCTGATGGATAAAATGGGATGTAGAAGTTTCTCTTGCTCATGCCTTGCCCCCATCGACAACGCGAAACTTATTCGACCGCATGCGCGTTGTTGCGGGGTCGAACCAGACGTCGATACAGCCAGTAGACCCCATGCGAACCTTGTCAAAAATCAATTCCAGGCGGTGCTTTTCACGCTCGAGCTTGTTGCGCCATTTTTCGTGATCTTCGAGGTCCGCCTCATCGCGCGGGGGATTGCGTTGCGTGTAATAGGCGGGGCGATATGTCAGGATGATTGCGTCGGCTATCTCTTCAATATGCCCGCTGTCCCTCAGATCGGCGCGTGTAGGCCGATTGCCGTCCCGCTTCTCCCCTTCACGGTTGATCTGGGTGCAGGCCAGCACAGCGCATCCCACGGCCTTAGCAATCTCTTTCAGTTTGCGGGCGACGCTAGACATGCGGGCGTAATCGTTTGAGGTTGCTTCATCAGATGACATGAGGCCAATGTGATCGAGAACCAGTAGCCGCAATTCAACGCCTTGTGCGGCCATAGAGCGCTTAAACTTCCGGCAGGCTGCAATGACCTCGGAAGGCCGCAAACCGCCTCTGTGGTCAAATATGATGGGTAGGGTGCCAATCTTGCGTTCGGCATCGCGAATGGCTGGCATATCGTATTTGCTGATCTTGCCGCGTGCGATGTCGCTATAAGCTAATGGCGCGGTCGAATAGGAGGACAACAGACGCGCGGCCATTTGATCCTCTGACATCTCCATCGCAAAGAACGCGACGCCATGGCCCTTTTCAGCAATCATCTGCGCCATCTGTTGCGCGACCGCTGACTTGCCCATAGACGTCCGGCCACCAAGGATGATGACGTCATTCTTACCCACTGGCCCAAGCATCTGGTCGATCTCAGGTAGGCCAAACGTCAGCAAGTCCCATTCTTTGCCGTCCACCTTGCTTTGAAGCAGGGAAGTCAGGTTCCCAGCAATGCGAGAGGCCAGAACCCCAGCACCCGCCGCGCTAACATCTTCAATGCGTTGCAGCGCGCCCTCAATCTCAGCGGCAATGCGTGAGGCTTCAGAGCTATCCGACAAAGCCACATTCGACGCCTTAGCCACGCCATCTTGACAAGCCGCAATGATAGCCCGACGTGCGGCCATATCGGTTACGATCTTGGCATAATCCGGCGCAGCGTGACCGTCGCAGGCTTCAATCAATAGCGTTGCCAAGTAATTCCGGCCGCCAATCTGCTTTAGGCCATCATCACACTCAAACGCCGTCGCAAGTGTAATCACGTCCACCAACTCGTTAGCCTGATGCCGCGTCTTGACCGCCTCAAACAAGCGACCGTGAACCGGGTCGAAAAAATGCGATGCCCGAATGAGCGTCAGATCATCCAGCAGCGAGGCGTCATAGATAATCGCACCAAGCAGGCTTTGCTCGGCTTCAAGATTGCGCGGCGCTTGCATCGTTTTGTCCGATCTGGAATTGTCGTGAATAGAGCGCGCGATGCAGCTTCTTAGCCAATTGCCAAGCGTCCATATTGCCCCGGTCGTATTCGGCTGTCAGATGGTCGCGCAGGTCTTGTGTGCGCTTCCAAGCCCGTCCTAGCGCGTCATGCGTGTCGGCCTCGTCCAATGCCTCCAGGGCCTTGTTGACGCGGTATTCGTCCGTCTGGCACTCAACGGGGATTAAGGTGTCAATTGGCATTAGGAGCCCCTAATTCGACTTGGATGATTGGAAGGGCTGACAGACCGTCGCGCTTCAAAGCCACGGCAACGCCAGAACAAGACCAGCGAGAAATGATGATCTCGCACAGGGAATCGTCCTCGATCACGCCCGCCTTTGTCAGCGTGTCGCTTACGATCTTTTCCAGATTGCCAATGTCGCGCTTGCGACGGTCTGGGCGGTGCGCGGTGATCGACAGCGCATAAGGCCCTCGAATATTGATTCCCGACGCCTCAGCAATTGGCACCACGTCGCGATAGTAATCACGGCCAATCTTCGACAGAATCGAACGGCCATTGATTGATCGATACAGGCGGTTGACGGATGGAGGATAAGGCAGGTGGATCATTTCCGCCCCTTCGCCAATTCAGCCTCAGCAGCATCCACCTTCGCCGCAAAGTCGGGCTCAAGCCGGATAAACTCACGAGCGCGCTTGAGTGCGTGGATAACCGTAGTGTGATCCTGCCGCGCAAACCGACGCGCTAGGTCCGTGGTGGACAGCTTCTTGAGCTTTTCGGCTAGATAGATGGCGGCAAACCTTGCACGCACCACCGAAGGCGAACGGCTTTCCGACATAATGGCGCGGAATGACGATTGGAAAGCAACCGCCGTGACCTTTTGAATGTCGATCACGGTCGGGTAAAAGTCGCTGATGCCGTGGTGTTGCTCTTTTGCTGGCATTGCCGACGCCGTAGCAAACCAATGCAGGCCAGCCTTCAAAGAGCCAGGGAATCGCTCGCCGCGCACTTGGCCTTCATTTTTCAGGATCGACAGCGCGTTCTGAATGACCCGCTTATTCATGACGAGCAAACGCGAGATTTCCTCAGCGTTCAAGCCCTCTCTGCGCTGGATAAGCGTGTCAAGAATTAGCTCTTGGATGGTGAACTTTTCGCGCGGCTTTGGTGCGGCCTTTTCCATGCTCTTTAGCAGCTTATTGCCTTCTTCATGGTGCTGGAAATAGCGCTCGCTCGCCTCATCCATGCCAAACCGGCTGCGATATTCGTTGCGCGTGATGCCGTCTCGGATAAGCCGCGCCTTGTGTTCTGGCACGGTTGCGACTGGGACTTTCAGGTTAAAATCATGGAACGTCATCACTTCCCCTCAATCTTCCGCGCGATCCCATAAAGTTTTGTCGCAAGCATCGAGCGCGCGGCTCTGATTAGATTTTCGCAAATTCTCAAAAGCCGCTCTTGCATGGCGTGCTTCCTCTTCTTTTTCCGCTGTGAACGCCGCCAGCTCGAACGCGAAAGTTTCAAAGAACCACGATGGGCCCTTCTCGCGTGTCAGCTTGGCTTGCTCGATTAGAAAGGACTCTGGCACCACACCTTGACGCCTCTTCTCAGCCATTGCCGGAGAGACGTTCGTTGACCGCGCATATTGTTTCGCGCCGCCATAGTTGGACACGATCCAGCCGAAAAATCGGGTTGGCGCGTCAGATATTTTGTTCCGGTTTCGCGGAAAGTAATTGGTCATCGTTTGCTCCATCATGATTCAAGACCATGAAAAGGAGCAATGACTTGACTTGGAAAACGGCTGGCCAGCTTGTGAGAGAGTGCGTGGCCAGATTGGAGAGAAAAGGACTGGGAGCGGTTGCTGATGCCGCCCCCAGTCAGGTGTGCGCCGGGGGACGTGGCGCAGGGCAAACCGTCGATGGAGGGTCGAGGGTTCGAGGAAACTTGAAGCGCGCTTTCTTGTGCTTTGTCGGATTCCCATGTTGCGGGACTGGCACCGACTTGACCCATTGGGGCAGCATAAGCATTTTTCCCCGTGACAGCGCGCGGGTCAGGGGCAAGGATAGCCAGCCCGAACTTGTGATCTTGGTTATTCATTTCGGCCCCCACCTGAGAGCCGCCGCGTGTGACTTGCACGACGGGCAAAGGTCTGGCGAATGAGCGACACCGACACCAACGACAGCGAGAGGCGCGCAACAGGCACGCAGGCGAGCGATACGGACCGCATTAGCGCCCAATACGGCTTGCTCGGCCCGGGCGTTGCGTTCGCGCTGCTGGTCGGGGTTGGTGTTGGCCATTATGCGGTTTCCCGCTTGGCCATTTCGGAGCGCTCAACATCAAGCTGGACTAGGCGCTCGCGTGCCTCGGCCAATGTCTTGTATGTTGGCGATGATTTCTTGCTGGCGATCTTATCTAAGCGATCACCACCAGACAGAATGATTGTGCTCAAGCGACCGCGGGAGATTCCATGCTTGGCACAGAAAGAGTCGCAGTCGGCTATAAATGATTGGATAGGGTCATCGGTCATGCCTAATGATTATGCGTAATATTTTACGCTGTCAACTGCGCAAAACGTTACGCTATGAAAAAAACTGCAAATCGCGACAATGCGGCAGGCAATCACTTACGAAAAATTCATGACCATACTCGTTAACCGCCTTGAACAGCTCATGGCCGAGCAAGACATTTCACCATCTGCACTTTCACTAGCGATTGGGGGTGGCCGGGAAGCCGTGCGCATGATCTTGAGCGGCAGGTCAAAGAATCCGCGCATGGACACACTGACAAAACTAGCACAGGCGCTAGGTGTTTCTGTGGCCTATCTGACTGGCGATGACGACGACCAGGGCGAAGCACCTGCGCCACGCACAGGAGCACCATCAGAAGAAAAGGGCCTGCCAATCCGCTTTCGCGTGCAAGCTGGTAGCTTCTATAAGGTCGAGGAAGCAGACGAACCAATCGGCTGGGCTCGAATTACAGCCGATCCGCGCTTTCCAATTGGCCGGCAGTGGGTTGAAGAAGTTGTAGGAGACAGCATAGACCGCCTTTATCCAAGTGGGTCGATGCTTTTGGTTCTGGATGTCATCTATGCGCCAGAACTCAGGCTGGGCCAGCTCGTGGTTGTGGCCAGAAGCGTTGACGGCGGCTTGATGGAGCGGACAGTCAAGAGGGTGATTGAGATAGACGGCGCTTTTCACCTTGTTGGTGAGAGCAATAATTCAAGATGGAATAAACCAATAAAGATAGGAGGCGAAGACGATGCGCATGTCAGCATTTCTGTTGCCGGTATTGTGCTTGGCGGCTATCGGGCCGAGCCCTTCTAAGGCACAATCACAAGGCAAGAGCATAGTAGGTCAAGCGACCGTAGTGGACGGCGACACGATCAAGATTGGATCCGATACGATCAGGCTTTGGGGAATAGACGCGCCCGAGAGTAAGCAGCTTTGTGGAACAGCTCCGTGCGGCGAACAAGCCACCCAAATTCTGCAGATGCTTATTGAGCGCGCGCCACTTGTGATCTGCCAAGAGCGCACCAAGGACAGATATGAACGCTCTGTTGCCGTCTGTCGTGCGCGTGGAATGGACCTGTCTGCAGCTATGGTGTGGACGGGTCACGCAATGGCGTTCCGTCGCTACAGCCTCGATTATGTGGCAGAAGAGGACAGCGCACGATCTGAGAACCGGGGCGCATGGGCGCACGGATTTGGAGACCCGGCAGCGTTCAGAAATCCAGAGGCGGCAGAGCCAGAGCCCGCACCGAGAACGGGGCCGTGCATCGTGAAAGGGAACGTCACGAGCAAGGGTGAGCGCATTTATCACGTCGAATCATCGCCGTCATATAGCCGAGTCGTTCCCGAGCAATGCTTTGAAAGTGAAGAACAAGCCCGCGCCGCTGGATTCCGGCCACCACGAGGCTAGTGCATAAAGTCGCGTAAAATATCACGCACCCTATTGACGACGTAAAATATTACGCATAGTGTCATCCCAACGGAACAAACCGAAGGGAGACACCCAATGAACCCACAAGACCCAACCGACGCCGACCGCATCCGTGAAGACGTGGTGAACTATGGCGCGAACGCGATTGAAGACGCGACCGACCCATTTTTGGCCTCGCTTGCCATCATCGGCGAGCTGGCTGGCATGGACGCCCTGCATGGCATCATCGACGTGCTGGAAGACGAGGTGCCAAACTTCGACCGCGCCCGCGTCATTGAGATGAATGACGACTTTGCCGCTCACCATGCCGCGTGGGTTGCAGCTCGTTCGATGAAGGTGGCTGCGTGATGAGCCGCCTCGACGCAGAAAAGATCGCGCGCCTCTACGACGGCTTTTACGCCGAGCAGGATCAGCCCCGCTTTCTCAATTCGCCGCCCGTTCACGATGGCCCAGACCGCACGAGCCCACTTGAGGCGGTCGCTGGATTTGCTGTGCTTGGCTTGGTTTTTGTCCTGATTTTTTGGGGGATCGCATGACACCTTTAGAGACTTTGAAAGCCGCCCGCCAGCTTATCACCGATCCGGCGAAGTGGACGCAGGGCGAATATGCGCGCGATGCTGATGGCAACGAAGTCAGGGCATGGAGCGAAGACGCAGCCTGCTTCTGTGCTTATGGTGCAATCCAGCGTGTCACTGGAGTCGAAGATAACGAGGCCGATTTCTTTCTTATGAGGGCTTGCACCAAAAAATTTGAGGTGGAGGTTATCCACCTCAACGACACCCACACGCACGCCGAAGTCTTAGCCCTGTTTGATGCGGCTATTGCTGAATTGGAGGGGGTGGCATGACCCCACACACCGACCTAACCCGCACGATAGCCCGCGTTCGCTCTATGCTGCGTGAGGCCGAGCAAGCGACGTTACCATGTGGCGTCAAACCACCAAACCCCCAAGCAGCCAGGGCGAAACTGCATCAGGTTGCGCGGGAATTAGAGGGGGTGCTGCAATGACTGAAATCGACAAATGCCCCAAGTGCGGAAGCCTAGAAGTGTGGCGCGATGAAGTAGATGTTGGCGTTGGCATTATCTATGGTCCGCGCAATTGTGACGAGTGCGGATACACAGAGCCCTCTGCCTATGACGAAAACTTTGATGCGGACGTGGAGGGTTTATTCCAATGAGCCTCCCCGTTTATTTAGCCACCCTCACCCCCACCCAACTCCGCCGCCAGCTTGTCGAGCCAGACCCGGTGCAACTGCACGACTGGCACGTCACCGCTGAGGCTTACAAGGACGCCGTGCGAGTGGCGTTGATTGAGAAGGATACGAGATATGACTGAGCTTTCAAAAATTGATACCCAACAAGCTGTGCCGGCAAATCCTATCGACCTAGTGTCGCAGGCGCTTTCAAGCGGCGCAAACCTTGAAACGATGGAGCGATTGCTCGCCCTTCAGGAGCGCTGGGAAGCCAACCAAGCCCGCAAGGCGTTTAACGAGGCTGTGACGTCAGCCAAAGGCGAGATCGGCCCGATATTCAAGCGCCAGACCGCAACAGGTGGCGCTCGCTTCCAGTACGAAAGCCTTGACGACGTTGACCGCCATATCAAGCCGGTCCTGTCTAAGTATGGCCTGTCTTATCGTTTCCGCACCGAAAGCACCGCCGAAGGTATTAGCGTTTATTGCGTGCTGTGCCATGTGGACGGCCATAGCGAGGAAAACAGCCTCTATTCCAAGCACGACAAAGGCGCAGGCCGCAACGACATTCAGGCACTTGGAAGCGCCCAGACCTACCTGCAACGCTACACCTTAAAGGCCGCGCTTGGCCTATCAGCATCCAAGGACGATGACGGCACAAAGTCGGGCTCAACCGAGGAAGACCAGAACGACGCAGAAAACTGGATTGAGTGCATGAACCAATGCAATTCGGTCGAGGAGTTGCAGGCCTACTTCAAGACGATTTGGGATGACGTCAAAGGCAAGCCCGCCCCGATTAAGAACCTCGTTATCTCGGCTAAAGATAGCGCGAAAAAGAAGCTGGCAGGTGGCCAATGATCGACCAACGCACCGATGAATGGCACGCCGCCCGCCTTGGCAAGGTGACTGCCTCCAAGATTGCCGATGTAATGGCCTCAGGCCGCGCAGGAGCGCCATCTGTGACGCGGGCTAACTATCTAGCCCAATTGCTATGCGAGCGCCTCACGGGCCGTCCTACGGATGGCTACACCAGCCATGAGATGCAGCACGGCATCGATAGTGAGCCTCTTGCGATCAATGCCTATGAAATGCACGCCGACGTCATCGTGACGCCTATCGGCTTTGTCGATCACCCGAGCATTGCAATGTCCGGCGCTTCGCCTGACGGGCTAGTCGGTGATGATGGCTTGATTGAGGTCAAGTGCCCCAACAGCGCAACCCATCTAGCAACGCTCAAAGGTGCCGACATTGACGGCAAATACATGAAGCAGATGCAATGGCAAATGGCCTGCACGGGCCGGAAGTGGTGCGACTTTGTTAGCTTTGACCCACGGATGCCGGACCACATGCAGCTTTATGTGCGCCGCGTTGAACGCGATCTTGAAATGATCGCCGCAATCAATTCGGCAGTGACGACCTTCTTGGTTGAACTTGAAGCCGACTGCCAACGGTTTGCGAAGGAGGCAGTATGACTCACACCGTCGTTCTCACAGGCGATCGCCAACGAGATCTTGCCCATAGGATCATTGAGCGGGCTCCCCCTGGCTACGTCGTGACCGTCAAGCCGCAGCGCCGCACGAGCGAGCAAAATGACCTGATGTGGGCGCTCTTGACCGAACTCAGCAAGGCTAAGCCAAACGGACGGGAGCATACGCCAGAGACTTGGAAGGTGTTGGCCATGCACGCTTGCGGCCATGCCTGCCAGTTTGAGATTGGCCTGAACGGCCAGCCCTTCCCCATTGGCTTTCGCTCTAGCCAGCTCACCAAGTCGCAGATGGGTGACTTGATCGATTGGATATACGCTTACGCAGCAGAGGCGGGCGTTGAATTGAAGGACGCCAAGAAGGCGGAATTGCAGGCTGAGACTGAGGAGGCGTTTTGATGGAGACCCCCACCACCGACCTACAAAAGCTAGCAGACCTAGCCACGCTTGACGTTGAGCGCCTTGAGAAAGAATTGGACATAACCAACGCTGACCACATTGCACTGTGGCTTGCGTCGGCTGGTCAAATGTCAATCTCATATCTGGCCGTTCAAATTGCCAACGCATACGACCGCGCTAATGCCGCCCGAGTTGAGGCCGAGAACGCAAGGCTGCGGGAGGGGTTGAGCGGAGCACATGCAAGCCTAAAGACGGCGGCAAAAGATGCCCGAACAACGGAACTCTGCGAACTTTACACAAAATGGGCGGACGAGGCTTGGGCCGCTCTCAAAGGCGATCAACAATGCTAGTCGCCATCCAACACGGTCGTAAGGGCGTCAAAAAGATCTCCGCCTACGTCAATAGCAAGGTGCAGGTGGCGCTGAGTTTCCGCCCGCAGGTATCCGACACTGAAGCGCGAGAGCGATTAAAGGCCGCTCTCAAAGGGGGAGAGATATGAGCAGACTAGATGACGCTTTCAAGACTCTTTACCGCCAGCGCACACCTCAAAAGCCGCCAATGACACGCGAGCAAGAGATGACGGTGAATCATGAAATCCGCATCCTCGACCTGGAAAAACAGGTGGCAGAGTTGCGGGCTTTGTTGGTGGGGAGGAAGTGATGTTCGGCTTTCCAGACATATGCCCACACTGCGGCAGCGGAGACGATCTGTTTTGCTATTGGGACGGAGAGACACCCGCGCCATGTAGTGGAGATTATGATGAAGATTTAGAGGACATAGACCATGACTGACCCTCTATTCCACCTAGCCGCCGCAGTCGTTGCTTTTGGCTGTTTCTGGGCGGCCGGTAAGTTGTTTGCAATTAGTTTGAAGGGAAAAGACGATGACCAAGTTTGAAGTAACCGATGCAATAGTGAGCGCAGCAGCGTGGGCGCACCAAACCGCACCGACTAGAATAGGTCACCCGTTCATTCCCATGCGCGCCGCCATCACCGCCGCACTCAATGCAAGCGGGCTTTTGGAGCGGATCGCAGAGTTGGAGGCTGCCATTGAGAACGCTTTAAACCCAAGCGTCCCAACTAGAGACGCCACGCTGCGCCTGATGAACGCACTCAACAAGGAACCAACACCATGAGCAATAGCTTCACAATCACGAAAGGATCAAACGTGACCTACGAAATCGACGACATTGCCGCAATCTGCCACTCTGTAAACAAGGCATATTGCGAGGCGCTTGGCGACTTCTCCCAGCCTGATTGGGACGATGCGCCGGATTGGCAACGTGAAAGCGCACGGGCTGGTGTTCAGTTTGTTCTTGATAATCCAGATGCAGGACCAAGCGCGCAGCACGATACTTGGATGGCTCTAAAAATTGCAGACGGCTGGACCTATGGACCAACCAAGGACACCGAAGCCAAGACGCACCCATGCCTTGTGCCGTTTGATCAATTGCCAAAAGAGCAGCAAGTCAAGGACTTTTTGTTTCGTGGTGTGGTGAGGGGGTTTGACCAATGACTGACACCCGCCCCCCTGTCGCGCCCAAGGAAGGGTTTTATGCCATGTTGCGGAATGGCGAGATTTCTCTTAATCACATTCCGTATTTTAGGAAAAATTCACCGTGCGCGTGGGAGTGTCCAACATCTGGTGCAAAGTGGCTAGCAGATGGCAAATCCTACAACGGACGCCACCTAGACATCATCGCCACAATCTCGCCTGAAGCTATGAATGAGGCGGTCAAATTGTCTGCTGAGAAGAGCGTGTACGGCGAGATTGTGTTTGGATTACGCAGCCGCCTAGAAGCCATCATCCCCCTAGCCGACGCCGCCTGCGATTACGCTGACAGCCATTGCCGTTGGTTTGATATTAGCACTGCGCCTTGGCTGCAAGATAAGGATGGCGAATACGACTATCGCAGCCCAGACAGCGGTGAAGGGATCGGGCACGTCTACAAAACTGACTTGTACGACGAAGAAGAAGGCGTTTTTCTGCCTGACGTGCATGTTGGCGACGTGTTCTACAAAAGGATAGATCACGTCCTATTGCGACCTTTTTACTGGCGACCCCTACCACCCCCGCCCTCAAACCCGCCATTGCCAGCGGTGTTCACCGATCTGGGCGCGGCGTTGGAAAAGATTAAGGGTGCGGGATGACTGCCCCCGTTCTCCTACCCCGCCAAGTCGCCCAGCTCTTGCACATCAGCCCCCAAAAGGTCACGGCTATGTGCAGGGCTGGCCAGATTAAGGCTTGCCGGATTGGTCGTGATTGGCGTATCGCTGCGGACTTTATGGACAGCATCCGATGGAATACCGACTTGTCTTCTACCGTGGCGCATGGGCTGCAACATGGCGAGAGCGCGGCAACACAAGACGGCTTGCACTCAGGACAAAAGATCGTGGTGAGGCAGAACGCCGCCTAGCTGACTTTCTGGCTGGCGAACGTCGCGCGCCCACCACGGTCAAGGACATCATCAAGCTCTATCTCGACCGTCCAGAGCAGAAGCGCCGCAAGGCCCAAGAATTACTCCTGAAAGCACCCCTCGCCTATTTCGGCAGTATGAGGCCAGACCAAATCACAGACGCCCTCACGCGCCGTTATTGGGCCTCTAGGGCGGTAAAGGACGGCACAATCAGAACCGAATTGCAGACCTTGATTGCCGCGCTGAATTATTGCGATGCAAAAGGCTTTAAGATACCCCTCCCCGCCGCTGGAAAGCCTAGAGAGCGGGTTCTGACACGGGCAGAGGTCAAGGCGATCATCAAGGCCGCTCGCACGTCAGGGCGACACCTTAGAATGTTCATCGCCATCCTGATAAGCACCGGATCCCGAAAGACCGCCATTTTGCAGCTCACTTGGGACCGTGTGGACTTGGCTAGGAATCGCGTTGACTTTCGCCGGGGTGACGAGGCCGGCAACAAACGCCGCGTCTATCTGCCAATGAACAAGAGACTGCGCCGCTATATGAAGATAGCCGCCCAGATCAGGACGTGCGACCATGTGATCGAATACGCAGGCAGGCCAGTCTTGGATATAAAGAAGGGCCTTAAAATGGTGTTTGACCGTGCTGGCGTAAAAGACGCAAGCGCGCACACCCTCAGGCACACTGTGGCAAGTTGGATGGTGGAAAGGGGTGTTCCATTGCAGGACGTGGCTGCATTTCTGGGTGACACCGTGGCGACCGTTGAACGGGTTTACGCCAAGTTTGCGCCGGATTATCTATCAGCGGCGGCAAGGGCTTTGGAATAG